TTAGCAGACAACAGGCCAATGATCTGGCCGGAGCACGCCGGGATGGCGTCCTCCGCAACCTGAAACGTCGAAACGAAAGGAGGTGTGGGAAATGAGCGATGTGGTTATCGCGGTGATCTCAGCAGTGATCACAGGGCTGTTCAGCCTGTGGGGCGTGTACGCCGCGAACCGTAAATCCCAGGCACTGATCGCGTACCGGCTGGAGCAGCTGGAGAAAAAAGTTGATAAACACAATTCCGTCGTGGAGCGGACGTTTATCCTGGAGGGCGACGTCAGGGAACTGCAGCACGACGTTAGAGACTTGAAAGGAGCGAAAACGTGATGATTAACTGGAAGAATATTGCAGAGCGGGCCCTGTGGACCTTCCTGGAGGCGTTTCTGGTGGCGCTGCCGGCGACGATCTCCATTGATTCATTCGGCGGCGCTGCATGGAAGTCGGCGCTGCTGAGCGCTGCGTGCGCTGGTTTGTCCGCGGTCAAAACGTTCGTGATCGAGATCATCCAGACGAAAACTCACCCGCCCGAAATCTGACTATCATTTTGACTATGAAAAAATAGTCAAATAGGCAAAATATGCACGATTTGCACAAACACAAATGCAACGAAAAACCGCCGAGAACCTTGAAATTCTCGGCGGTTTCTTTGGTACGCCCGGTGCGATTCGAACGCATGGCCTTCAGAGTCGGAGGCTGTTTGCCGTAGTTACGAATAACGTTGGTGACACAAGGATATTAGAAGATAGTCGCGACTATTGACTATCGTTTTGACTATTTAATAGCATCGTTTCGATCTGATCGACGCTGGTCTGGGTGCGCTGGTCGGTGACGTGATCGTAGATGTGCAGGATCATTTTTTCGTCGGCGTGGCCCATCCAGATCATGGCCTGGTGCATATCCACACCGGCGTCGCGGAGCATGGTGCAGTAGGTGTGGCGGAGATCGTGAGCGCGAATATTGACGGGATGGCCTGCAGCTGCGGACAGCGCGTGCACGTAGCTATCCCAGGCGCGTTTCCAGGCTGTGCTGGTCATGATTTCCCCGCTGGCGCTGGCGAGGATTCGCCTGGGCGCGTTCTCCAGATATGGGCGGACAGTTGAGAGGATGGGCACACGGCGCACGCCAGCGGCTGTTTTAGGGGCCTCTATGACCGGCGCGTTGCCGACGAAACGGACAGACTTGTTCACGATGATCTCTGTGGGCGTGATGTCCTTGTTGGTGAGCGCCATCACCTCACCGCGACGGAGACCGGCGTAGAGCATGAGGAGCGCGGCCAGCTGGACCCGGTGGGGCGTGCTGCGGATCAGGGCGATCTCCTCGTCCGTCAGGGCGCGGTGGGTGCCGCTGGGCGCCTTGGGCGGCTGGGCGAAACGACCCCGGAAGGGATTCTTCCGGCAGAGATCGTTCTCAATGGCGCTGTCGAACAGGGCGACGTAGAGCATCCGGGCGCGTTTGATGGTGGACGCGCTGTATCCGGCGTAGTGAGCCCATACGCGGGCGGCATCGTCGACGGTCACGGATTTTATGCGCGTATCGCCGATGACGCCGGTCAGGGCGTCGAGCTGCTTTTTGTAATCATTGTAGCATTTGGGCGACACGCCGCCCTTGTGCAGCGGCAGCCATTCGTCGGCGTACTGCTGGACGGTCATGCCGGTCTCGCGGATGAACTCCCCGGCAGCCTCCTGGCGCTTGAATTCTTCGCGGGCGGCCAGGGCCTCATCGTCTGTGGCACCGTAGAAAAAATGACCGTGATATACGCAGACGTACCGCCCGTCGGGGCGCTGCTTCAGGCGTTGTTTCTTCGGTCGCGGCATTGTATCACCTCATCAGGAAGCGGATTTGCCGGTGGCGTATGCTGCGAATTCTGCAAACTGATCCGCAACATCGCGGTACAGTTGATTGTCCGGCTGATGAATGGGCGTTCTGGCCGCGATGGCAGCGGCGGCCTGGGAGAGGTTGAACGTAATCGCGATCAGCTCAGGACTGGATGTATCGAAACCGTGCACTGCCAGCACGTTGAATACAGGGCGAGGGGCCAGGAGCTGGGCAGCGAAATAGTCCGCCTCTTGTTCTTCCCACGATGTTTCCATTTTATGATTCAGCAGGATATGCCCCAGCTCATGGGCCAGGGTGAAACGCATACGCCGGGGGTTGGCGTGGGAATCATAGAACAATTCGTATACGGTATGGCCGTTTATTTCTTTCCGGATCGTCATCGCGTCGTTGTTTTGCATGACGAAGGTCCGGAAGCAGAAGCGGTCCGTCACGTCAAAACGCGGCATAATATCGTCATAAGTATGGATGATCGTGTTCCTGCAGCGTTTCAGGATCGCCAGCGGGTCAACGGGCAGGGTGTTGACCTGGAGGGAGATCAGCGATTTATATGCCATGTTGGCGGCGCGGTTGTAGTCCGGTCTCATCGTTTGTTCCCCTGCTCGTCGAAATCCTCCGCGAACATGACGCGGGCAACATCGAGCAGCTTTTGTCGATTTTCAGGCGACATTTTCGTAACGCCGCGGGCCAGGATGCGGATGGTATCGTTCTCCTTTTCGGCGGCGGCCATCTCCTCCGGGTCCCATGGATCTGTGCTGATATGTTGCGGTTCATCGATCAATTCAGACAATGGTACATTGAGAGCAAGAGCGATTGCTTGCAGCGTGTTTTCCTTTGGGCTTACATTGCCATTGAGAATACTGCTTAATCCAGATTGTGACATCTGTGCGGCTTTAGCCAGTTTGTTTTGGCTAAAGCCTTTTTTTATCATTTCTTCTTTGATACGGTCTACCACACCCATAGCAACGCCTCCTTATCGTAATATCTATTAAAATCATATCACAAAATTATCGAAAAATCTATTGACAAGTTATCGAAGTAGTGATAAGATATAATCGAAGTTTCGAACAGGGGGTGAACGAATGGTAGCAGAGCAGAGAGAAAAACGCGGATTATCCCAGAATCAACTCGCAAAGAAGTCAGGGGTTCCGCAGAGCGTGATCTCTGATATTGAGTCCGGGAAAACAAAAGCCCCGCGTATCGACACTCTCGTGGCGATTGCAGAAGCACTTGAAACAAATGTGACAGATCTCATTGCACAGAAAGCTGGGTGATTGGATGAAAGAAGCGCTTGTGTTCTACCGGAAAAAAGCCGGTTATAAGCAGATGGCTGTTGCGGCTGAACTGGGGCTCGACCGGTCTACCGTGGCCAAATGGGAAACCGGGAAAGCCAGCCCGAGGCCCAACACGCTGTATAAGCTGGCCAAGCTGTACGGCTGCACGATGGAAGAACTGATGGAGAAGGTGCCAGCATGATGGAAAAGTATCTCAGCCCCGCCCAGGTGGCGGACGCGCTCAGCATCAGCCGGCGGAAGGCCTACGACATCATGTACCAGATGCCGCACCTGCCCAGCCCGGTGCGGGTATCCGAGCGGGTGCTGAAACAATGGATTGAGGATCACCTGATGTACCCAATGAGGAGGAAGTAAGGATGGGAACGAAGATCTGGACGCTGAAGAACGGAAGGCTGCACGAGACCGACAACGTGGGTGTGGGCCGGTGGGTGGTGCTTAACGGCAGCGGCGAGCTGATCGGCTCCCTCGACGGGACGCGGCTGGACGCCATGAACCTGTTCGGCATGATGGAGGAATGGGTGCCTGACCACGATGAGGGCTGGCACATGTACGAGAGGGTGTGCTGAGATGGAAGACATGAGCCTGGAAATGGTCCACCTGATCAGCGTACAGGCCCAGCAGCTGGCCAACGACAGCAACGCGGTGACGATGATCGGCCTGGCGCTGCTGCTGGTGATAGCCCCGGTGCTACTGATCACCCTGAGCGATCTACCCTGGAAACCCGCCAAGAAGCGCGAACGGCGCTTTATTGAAAGATTTTAAGGAGGAACGAAACATGTACGACCTGCCCGATGCTCCCTGGATCCGCGACGCGGAGATCAACGGAATGCCCGAGAACGAGACCATCTACTGCCCGGTGTGCGGCGCAGAGGACCCGGAGGATTTCATCATCGCCGATGGTGACGTGATCGGCTGCGAGTGCTGCACCAAGCGCGTGAACGCCTACGACTGGATCATCGACCGGAAACGCCGGGGGGCAGCATGAAAAGAGCTCCTGTGGTAGTGGGCGCTATCACAGGAGCAGGTAGGAACTTCACTTTGAGCAGGAAGTGACCTGTGGATATTATACCACAGGCCCTTCCGGAAAGGCAAGAAGAAAATGGAAAACTATTTCGTAAAGCTGAACACGATCAATGTTAATGGACATATCGAGAAGAAGAACGGACTGTCATACCTCTCATGGCCTTATGCCTGGGCCGAGGTCAAGAAACTGTATCCTGATGCGGTCTACACGATCTACGAGAACAAGGACGGCTGGAACTACCACACGGACGGCCGGACCTGCTGGGTGAAAACGGGCGTCACGGTGAACGGCATCGAGCACATCGAATACCTGCCGGTGATGGATTTCAAAAACAGGTCTATCCCAGTGGACATCGTGACCAGCTTTGACGTGAACAAGGCGATCCAGCGCAGCCTGACCAAAGCGGTCGCCCGGCACGGCCTGGGGCTGTACATCTACGCTGGAGAGGATCTGCCGGAGACGGACCAGACAGCCAACGCCCTGCCAGCTGACACGACGCCGCCGGCGGAGATCCAGCGGATCAGCGCGGACGACCAGGACAAGCTGAAGCAGAACGCCCAGTATGTATACGGCGAAGACTGGGAGAAAGCCCTGGGCAAGCTGCTGGGCAAGGCCAACGTGGGCACCGTCAGCGACCTGACCTATCCGGTGTATGACCGCATCAAAACGCAGATGAAGAACGACTTGAAAGCCAAGAAGGGAGCGGCCTGAAATGAATCGTGCTACAATTATCGGAAACCTCACTTTTTCCCCTGAGCTCAAGACTGTACAGAACGGCGTCAGCGTGTGCACGTTCAACGTGGCGGTGAACCGCCGCCGCAAGGAGGGTCAGGAACCGGAAGCGGACTTCTTCCGGGTGACGGCCTGGCGTCAGCTGGGCGAGAACTGCGCCAAGTACCTGTCCAAGGGCCGGAAGGTGGCCGTCACCGGCCCTGTCTCCGGCCGGGCCTACATGGGCAAGGACGGGACCCCCAAGCTTTCGCTGGAGATCACCGCGGACGACGTGGAATTCCTGAGCCCGAAGGAACAGCCAGACGCAGCGGCCGTGGAGCAGACCGCGAACGCGATCACCAGCAGCGCTCCGGCGGCCCCTGCTGGATTTGTGGATGTGACCGGCGACCAGGACCTGCTGTTCTAAGGGGGCAGGACCATGCCAAATCGAATTCTGAAGGAGAGTATCTGCACAAGCGATAACATAGATGTACTGACCCCATTCCAGGAAACGGTGTTCTACCGACTGATCGTCAGCTGCGACGACTTCGGCAGGATGGACGCAAGGCCCAAGCTATTGTCGAGCGTTTTATTTCCCCTGAAAGACATTCGCACTGCCCAGATCGAAGATGCACTCCGGGCGTTGACCTCTGCGGAACTGGTGACTCTCTACACGGTAGGCGGGAAACCCTTCTTGCAGATGAATACGTGGGACCGGCATCAGAGAATTCGAGACAGTAAAGCGAAGTATCCGGGGATGGACGAAGCTGATGCGGCAACTTGCGGCGACTCGCGGCAAGTTGCGGCGAGTTGCGGCGAGTTGCGGCGAGTT